TATGACAAAGAGAGAGTTGAATGTCTATATGAATTAACAATGTATTATTGTATTAATAATTTAAATGATGTTGCGTATGGTTTTTATAAGATATGTAAACCTTTTTATGACAATTATATAAATGTAAATTTTAAAGATAAATTATTTTTAGATCTGAGTAAATCAAATTTTTATTTACCATATTACATGATTTTAGTTGCTGATAAAATGAACGATTATGATACAGCAATTAATATGTATAAAATAATATTTACAAAAAAATACAAAGAAACAAATGGTTTTTTTGTAGGCAATATGTTATATAATTTACAGTTTTTTATTGATAGAGTAAAAAATGATAACGATTTTTTAGAGTTATTTAAACAATATATTATTTTTTTAATGCGTATTAATTACCCAGTTTTTGAACATGAATTTATGAAAAATTTTGAAAAATATGGCATTGAAAATCCTAAAACAATAAAACCAGCTTTCTCTCAAGAAGAGTGTTTAAACAGCAACAAAATTTTATTTTATACAGGTTATTCTCCTATGAAATGGAATTATTCATATTCATTGAAAAATGCGCTAGGTGGTTCTGAAAGTGCTGTTATTTATTTATCAAATAGCTTTCCAAAAAAATATCAAATATATGTAACAGGGGAAGTTGAAGAAGAAACAATTGATAATATTACTTATGTAAATTTTAGTAATTTAAATAATTTAATAAATACAAATGCGTTCCATACTATAATTGTTTCAAGATATTTAAATTTTTATGAATTATATTCAAATTTTTCTTCTTATCAAACATTTATTTGGGGGCATGATGTATCGTTGTTTCAATATGGAACAAACTTGTCAAATGAACATATATTAGAAAAATGGTCATCCAAAATAAATGGATGCATTTGTCAAACCGAGTGGCATAAAACCCTTTTTCTCTCTATGTATCCACAATTAAATGAAAAAATGTATACTATTAATAATGGTATTACAACTAAATCGTTTATATATGAAAATAAAAAATTTAACAATAGATTTATATATACTTCGTGTAGTGAAAGAGGCCTTGATAGATTAATTGAATTATGGCCAGAAATTATTAAAAATATTCCAGATGCCGAATTGGTTATTTCTTGCTATAATGTATTTCCTATCAATGAAACAGAGAGAAATCTCAAAATCATTATGGATAAATACCCTAGTATTAAACATTTTGGTAAATTAAACAAAAACGAGTTATATAATTTAATGTCTACAGCTGAATATTGGTTATATCCTACTAATTTTAATGAGACGTCTTGTATTACATCAATGGAAATGTTGATGTCTAATGTGATTTGTTTGTATTATCCGATTGCAGGTTTAGTAAACACTGTAGGTGATTATGGTATTCCAATAAATAGAGACGATGAAGTTGAAACAATCATAAATTTAACTAATAAAAGAAAGAATGAAATAAGAAAAAGAGGCAAAGAATATGCTTTATCTTGCGATTGGTTAAATAGAGCTGAAAAGTGGTGTGAGTTAATTTTTAATGAAAATGAAAAAATATCAGAAGATATTAAAAAAGAAAACGATTTTATAGATTATAATATTACAATTATAAATCTAAAAAATCGTATGGATAGACGTAATATTATTATAAATAAAATGAAAGAAGAAAATATTGATAACTATACTTTTTTTAATGCTATAAATGGTAAAGATTTAAATTGCACTCCAGAATTAATAAAATTATTTGAGAGAAATGATTTTAGTTATAAAAAGGGTATAATTGGATGTGCATTAAGTCATTTACATTTATGGAATAATTTAATAAATGATGATAAAAATATTTTTTATGTTATTCTTGAAGATGATATTAATTTATGTAAAAATTTTAAGAATTATTTAAATTTTGTTTGCAAATTATTTGTTCAACAAAATCTAGAACATCTTGCTTTAGGCGAATACTTTTCTAATAAAGAATTGCCAAATGAAAATACCAAAATAGAAACTTATACAAAAAATTTATATGAAGAATGGAACGTTACATTTGCATACATAATAAGTAAGCCAGCTGCTATCAAAGTTATTAATTATATAAACAGATGTTCAATTAAATGTGCTTTTGATAATCCACAAGCTTTTGGATATATATTAAATTATACTGCATTAAATGTTAAGTTAGTTAATTGCGAAATAATAAATGAACTTGGTAGTGATATTCAAACTAATAGCCAAGATAATTATTTTAATTTTATACCACTAACTAAATTAAAAGAAGAATTAACTATTTCTTTTTGTGATTGGTGGAATGATGAATATTGTGGAGGTAATTTTGATTTTAATGAAAATTTTTTTACGAATTTATTAAAAAACTATGCTAATAATTATACAATTAAATATATATCACCAAATGAACAGCCAGATATATTATTTTATAGTATTTTTGGTAACTCACATGAATTATATGAATCAAAAAGAAAAATATTTTTTAGTGGTGAACCTGTTTCACAGAGAGAAAATGCTGATTTTAATATTACATTTGATAGAAACTCAATTAATAATGCTAGGTTACCATTATGGTTATGTTACATTGATAATAATATACAATCATTTATTACCAGAAATAATTATGAAAATATATTAAATAATTTAAATAATAAAAATAATTTTTGTTCATTCATTGCATCAGGCCCTGGCTTATTAAATAATCGTAAAGAATTTATTGAAAAATTATCTAAATATAAACAAGTTGATTGTGGAGGCCAATATTTAAACAATATTGGCTATAATGTTCCACGCGGTTTAAATTGTTCTGGTAAAATTGAACATAATAAATCGTATAAATTTGCTATTGCATTTGAAAGCACTAATTATCCTGGATATGTAACTGAAAAAATATGTGATATATTTAAATCAAATACTGTTCCTATTTATTGGGGAACTAATGATGTAATTAAAGATTTTAATCCTAAAACATTTATCAATTCAAATGATTTTTCAAATTTTGATGAATTAATTGAGTATATTATTAAAATTGATAGTGATGATGAGTTATATTTACAATTTTTTAAACAACCAATATTATCAAAACAATGGATAGACATTTTTAATGATAGTAACAATTGTTTTTTTAAGAATATTGCTGATAGAATAATTGGTAAAAATTTATCTTTATTAAATGATTTATACCCATAAAATTTAAAACTGCGGTTTTTACATAACCTGAAAAGAATTATCATACTTTTTTATAGAAAGTTTGTCTCATTTTTCTTTTTAGTCGATGTAATGCCAATATTGAATTAAAAATACAAAACCAGACCGAATGTGTTTCAGTTAAAGCATATGCCTTATCCTTTTATTATTTCGGTAAAAGCAAGAAACGTAATTGGGTAATCATATGGTGTAATTTCCTACTATTATTGATTTTACATTTTTGTATTTTTTTAGCGCAAAAATCGGCGTTTTAAATGTCCAAAGGTGTAATTAAAAAAGGTGTAAAAAAATACAAATCGCACAAGGTCATAATATATTATAATTATACTTTTATGTAAATTATAATATATTATATTTTTATTGCAGTATAATATATTTTATATCTCTATTATCTCTATTATCTCTATTATCTCTATTATCTCTATTATCTCTATTATCTCTCTGTAGAAAAGAAAAATACTTGAAATAACCTTCCATTTTCTTTTGAATCACCAAAATAATCCATTGACATGTGAAACCTCTTTGAATTAAATAAAATAAGCCTATTAAATACATTTCCAACTCTATCAACTAACTGCCATTTTGTCATATCTTGACTATAATTATCTATATCTATTTTATTATTTAAAATTTCCATATCTTTTTCACATGTAGTTCCATCGTTAAATTTATAAAAAGCGGTTCCTGATGTAACAGGTGCATTTGGTGTCATATATAAAACACCTGCCCAATTGTTAAAACCATCTACATGAACCCATGAACGGTCACGACTCGTTGTATATTGAAAAGCTCCGTTGTACATATTATTAGTATAATTATTTAATTCATCTGGCATTGGAAATTCTGTTATTTTACCACCAAAGGGCATAACATAATCTTGTATAATTTCTTTTATTTGCGAATTTGCATATGATACAGTTCTTTGACCTGGATAATTACCTCTTACCTTAAATTCTTGGGTTAAAATATAGGTTCTGGTTTCATATGGATTATTATAAAAATTGTCGATAACAATTAAACCGCAACTAGGTTTCCTTAATTTTAAATCATTAAATAAATTTTTATTTTTTTTTTGATTATTCATTTCTTTTTTCATTTGTTCATAGATTTTTGGCTCTTGGGTTGTTTCTTTCTTAAGAGCTAACAATTTATCTTTAAGATTAATAACGGCTTCTGTTGTTTTTGTAAATATTTGGATGTAAATATTATTTCTGTGCGCATATTTACAATTTTCAGGAATTTCAATATTATATTCATAGTTTTTTATATTTATACAATTTATTGTATTATATTTATCTAGATTAGAAGTCGTTGAGTAAAATGATATTTTTGAACCAATTTTTGTGTGGTTGTTTAATACTTTATATAAAAAATTGTTAACTCTTGTAATACCATAGTAATGAGCACTAGAATTTTCATCTAATATATAATCATCAAAATAAATACTATCATATATACCTGTAGTTGTTAATACATCTTCCCACCTTCCTCTTATTAAATTTATTTTTAAGTCTGGACGTATCGAATTTAGTTCTTTCTCAAATTTTTCAAATCGTTCCCATACTGCAGGATTACATTCTATAACATTATATTCTTTTACTTCTTTAAAACTACATATTTTTGTAGCACTATAACCCATGCCAAATCCTATTTCTAATACTTTTCCAGATGGGTTAAGCAATTCTATGCTTTTTTCCATATATGGTTTTTCCCATTCCATCATAATTTGATGATTTTTACCATCATTACATAATATTTCTTTACCATATTCATCTTTTATATAATGTAAATTCATGTATTATTTGTTAAATTTACTTTTAAATAATTTTTTATTATATTTTGTGTGAACTTCCTAACATGTGAAATGTCTAAAGGTGTAAATTATAAAAATTTTATGTAATATAATTTAGTCTAAAAAATTAATTTGGAATAGGAAAGGGTCTTTGATTTTTTTCAATTACTAAAGGTTCAGGTATAAAAATAGGTCCTTTTTCGTATATATTTATAGAATCTAATTTACTAATTTCAGGAACAAAACATGGAGCTGGATTTACCAAATTTGTTGAATTAATTCCAAATAAAAATGATTCAGTATCGGCTGCATTATACGACAATTTATTCCAAGGTACTTGTCCTGCAAGCAACCCATTTCCAGGTAATCTTGTATTATAAGCTGCTCCATATTGTGAATTGGGATACAAAGTATAATTTTCAGATTGTTTAAACTCCCTCTGTTCTAAACAATAGTTACCAGGTGTATTTCTATTACGTGTAGAAGCCATTTATATATACCTTTAAAAAAAAGTATAAATAAAATTAATTAAAAATTAATTGAAAATTAATGATTTTAAAGTTTTCATATTTATTTCTGAAATTTTGCCTGTTTCTAAAAATTCACTAATACATATGTGAGTAGCATACATATAATCATATGAAAACATTATTGTTAGCCCAAATTCTTCATCGATTCTCATAAAATCACGTGCTAATTTAACCATACATTCTTTGAGTTCAATACTATTTTTTATTTTTTTATAAAGTTTGTTAATAATAGTATTCATTTTTGTGTCATTATAATCATCAATTTGTAAAATATTTAATAGTTCTTGTCTATAAACTGCATCTCTTATAAATTCTTCATCTTCGCTTGAAATATTATCTGTTTCTAAAAATATATCAGAAGTGTTATATGTGCAAATAAATTGTGTATTATACATATTTTAAATAGTAATAAATATTTAAATTAATAATTCATTTAAATATTAATGTAGAAACTATCTTTTTTATACAAATATTTAAGCATATTGATATGTCGAATGTTTGTTAAAATAGTCTGCATCACGTGTTAATTCTCGAGAAGGAACCCCCCCACGTACCCATCCATCAGAAGCTACATTTTCAATTTGATTAGCAGGATTATTAATTTTTTGTTGAACAGCTGGTAAAAGAGGTGTTTGGTGATATTTAATGTAGCTCTTTTCGCTAAGGTTGCTTGTAGATTTTTTATTAACAATTTGTTCTCCTTGTTGAATTTGAGATTCCATAATAGGATTAACTGAACCGCGTCCTAAATAAGGAATAGTTGCAAATGGGCGTTGAAATAAATCAATATGACATCTAGGATGAGTTTGAATTGAACCAATTAATAATTTAGAGGAGTTATCAATGTTGCAACCTCCTGCTCCAGAATTATAACCACCATTATACATAATACCAGGTTGTGTAGTAGCAAGAGCAATCGGGTTTTTCATCGAACAATCTGCAGAAAAAAAGTTTTGGGTCATATAATTGCAAGAAGACACATTTTGCATATCAGTTTGCGATTTACAACAGTCGTCAAGACCTATGCGTGTCATATTGTCAAATGTGTAACTAGATATATTAGCCATTTATATATTATAATATACATTATTTTTTAAACAATTAAAAATAATTAACAAAAAGGAGGACCATATGCAAATGTTACTAAAGAATTTCTAATTCCCTTCGTAACTTCTTTAACTTCATGTAATAGAAACGATGGAAAAATAATAATGCTACCTTGTTTTCTTGTTATTTTATGTTTAACATTTTCATGTTGAATAACTAAATCTCCACCTTCGTATGAGTTTTCATCAGAAAGTTGAACAATAACAGTTAACTTTCTAAATCTGGATGGTCCATTGTATCCTAAATCTGAATGAAGACTTATAAATCCCCTAAATGTTTCATTATATTCAATGAATTTTAATGGTTCGCCAAAACCATACAAATTAAAATGAAACTGTTCGTTATTAGTTTCAACTACGGATTGATAAATTTTTTCATAAATATAATTAACTTCTTGTGAAGGTAGAATAAAATTAATTTTATTATTAAATATTTTTGTATCAGGTGTATATTTTTTGTTATCTTCAAAATTTTTAGAATAACCTATGCTAATTATATGTTCGCAATCATTTTTTGAAAATATAGGTATTTTTGAAAAATATGGTGATAAAATATTTGATATTTTTGTGAAGTTATCGAGTAGATATGTTTGTAAATTCATAAATTGTTTCTTAGAATCTAATATACCATTATATTCACAGCCATTATTTTCCATTTAATTAGATAAAAAAACATCTTTAAATCTATTAATTTTTATCTATTATTGTAGCTTTTGATATATTTTTTATTATTTTGTCTTCATTTTTAATATCATTATCAAATGATTCAACTATAATCTTATTGTATTGGTCTGAATATTTTGATGAAGCTTTGCTACAATCTGGATGAGCTTCTTTAAATTTAGTAAGTAATTTTTGGTTTTTTGACGTAACTCTTTTGATAGCTTTTCGAAGTTTATTGTTATCTTCATCTTCTTTTTCCCATTTATCTTCATCTTTAACATACAAAATTTCTCTCTTTTTATCGGTGCAATGAATAGGCCTCTGTGATATATCCATTGCTTTCAAATTAGTTGTGATAATTTTAGAAATCCCTTCTACATATCCTATTTCACCAACCTTTTCTAAATCACTCAGTTGCAACTTAATTGAATCTACAAAATCCATAATATTCATTGCGTCTTTACATGTTTCATTTAAAAAGAAATTTAAATTAAAGGCCTTATTATGAGAATTAGTCGTATTATGATAATAATTATTATGTGTGCTATTTTCAAGCACTTTCATAACCAGGTTTTGTTGTTCTATCATCATATTTTTGAGTTCTTTATTTTCATTAATTAAAAGTACAATAAGTTCTTTATTAGAGTTGTCGTTATTTGTAATATATTCATTTATTTTTTTAGAATCAAAACATTTATTTTTATGTTTCCATAATCCGTTTCTAGATTTATAACATTTGTTACAACAATCACATATATATTTATAATTATTGCATATTTTTTGCATATTTTTGTCACATAATGTCACCAAACCGTCACCTTTTATGCATTTTTGATGTTTTGCAGACAAATTGTGGCTGTCGTAACTGCTTTTTCTAGACGTTCTATAATCACAAAATTTACAATAAAATTTATCACAATTTTTTTGCATAATTTTGTCACCTAATGTTTCCATAAAATATAAACAGAAAATATTTTTAAGTTAAAATAAAAAAAAGTTATCATAACAATTTAAATTTGTTTTTTTATATGTTCAGACCATAAATTTCAATTATGGTCACACAATTGATTTTTTTTATAAAAGAGTTTTGATATTTCAATTTTGGACATTTTTTTTGTCCATTTTCAGAAATTTGAAAAAACTTTCCCCAAAAAATTATAAAATCAGCACTACACCTGAAGGAAAGAAAAATGAGCTTTTTTTTAATAACTC